CTCTAATATAGGAGTCACATTCAATGGCTCTGGATTTTATAAAACCGACAATCGGAAGGTATAATATGTTTACAATGATTAAAGATGAAGTAAAGCAAGAGTGGCAATTGTCTCCTCTTGACCGCTGTGATCGCTGCAGCGCAGAGGCCCTTGTAAAGGTCACTGGACTAAGTGGAGAACTATTGTTTTGCGGTCATCACTATAACAAGATTATGGATAACTCTGAAGGATATAAAAAGATGGTTGCATTTGCAATAACCATCCTTGATGAAAGACATAAACTTATTGAGAATAAGTCAAAGGGGCAAGACTACTAATGTATACATACTATGTAAGAAAAGTAGAGAACGTAGTAGATGGAGATACCATTGACGTTCTTATTGATTTAGGGTTTGACATTTTGTTTGCATCCCGTGTGAGATTGGCTGGCATTGATACCCCTGAGTCACGCACCAAGGATCTTAAAGAGAAGGCTCTTGGTCTTGAGTCTAAGGAGTACCTAAAGAAGGCTCTAAAGGACGCTAAGTCTGTTGTTATTAAAACCGAAAAGATGGACTCATCCGAAAAGTATGGTCGCATTTTGGGTTGGATATATATTAACGAAGACACAGTATCATTAAATGACATGATGATTAATGATGGCTATGCTTGGGGATACCTGGGAGATACCAAGGTAAAGGATTTTGACGCTTTAGCAAAGGCCAGAAAGAAGTCTGGAAAGTAAAGTGGGTCTTCAAGAAGAAGCAATGCTGGAGCATTTAATGCTTCAGGGTGCTGTAGAATTCCAGGGTATTGATGATGCAACTGGCGAGATGATGTATAGCATCACAGACAAAATGAAACAGGTAAGCCCAGAAATTTATGAACAATTAAAAGACCAATATGAAAACCATATGTTTCAGTTAATTGATCAAGGGCCAACAAGAATGACTTGGAAGGTCAGAGTGTGAGTTACGAAGACGAAGAAATAGAAAGGCTTATACTTCTTGGGGCACTTGAACCAGCAGGAGTAGATGCTGAAACTGGAGAGTTTTTATATAATTTTACGGACAAACTTGCTGATATAAATCCAGATCTTCATAAGGATATTTCTTTGCATGTGTATGATGAAACTATGTATCTATGGAGTCATGGTTTTATTGATATGGACATAACCTCTTCAAACCCAATAGTAAATTTAGGGCCTAAAGCATTTGATTTGCATGCAGTTAACCTTCTTGAAAAAAATAAACGGTTAATTTTTGATGAAATCAAAAGAGTCCTTTCTGATAAAAAGTGATACAATGATTGTTTGGAGGGCTTATGAATAACATTTTTGGTGCTGCAGGAGTAACCCTAAGTATTCTGTTATTTTTGTTTGCCTACATGATGTATAGCAGGTCAAAAAACAATGAAGAAACTTTTATCATTAGTCAATCGATGATCCTTAACCGATATGTTCAAAACAAACAATATGGTAAAAATCTTAAAATTAAAACGCAATCAAGAAAATACCATGACAAAATGAACATTAAGGTAATTATTGTAGATCAAAATGCTTATTGGGTTAAAGACAACATTTTTTATACAGCCCCGATGATAGGCGAACATATAGACAATGACTTGGTCCAACAAGTTGACACCATAAGCATGGATAAGGTACAATTAGAACAGATGCTTTTTATAATGGATAAACTAAGAGAAGGAATTGACAATGATAGTAGGAGTTCAGGGGACTAGTAGTTTTAATAACTACAACATCTTTTTAAGATCGATGGCGGTTGCGCTTTCTGAACTAGCAGAAAACGATTCTGCATTTCATTTGTATGCTGCTGGCCCTAATAATATTAATATGATGGCTATGGAGTTTTGTAATTTGTCTGAAAAGGGAATGAAGTTGAGAGGAAAGTCTATAAAATTTATAAAGGTTACTCCTCAATGGTTAGAAGAAAACATAAAAGATTTTGATCATATTGCCTTTTTATCTAATCCAAAAGAGCCAGTATCTAAAATTGTTCATGTATCAAAACTTAATAACATAAATACAAACGTGTACACATTCTAAATAATTATTGACAAATCAATGATTTAGTGTTAGAATTGAGTATGCACCAATTGTGCGTAAGCACACAAAGAGAATGGAACATAATGAAAATAATTAATTCTTTAGAGGCTATGGAATCCATAGTAAAGAATCATCGCCAACTATCTTGGGATGGGTGGACAGTAGTAGAAACATTTCCATCAGAGAAAGGCTACTACTCAAAATTTGGTATTTATAAAAATAATAAGTGGCATATTAAAAAAGAATTTATCCCTTCAAGTCAAGGATGGGAACTCCCTGATAAGTATGTGATCTAAATGAATAAGCATAAATGGAAAGACAAAGCGGTATGCTTAGACTATGACACAAATCTGTTCTTTGATAAGTACGAAGAAGATGAACTTCTTAGGCCAGCAATAGATGCTCTTTGTGGGTCTTGTTTAGTAAGAAAAGAATGCTTCTCTGTTGGTATTTCAGGAAAAGAATGGGGAGTTTGGGGTGGAGTTTATTTAGAAAATGGAGAAATATCAAAAGAATTTTCTAGCCATAAAACAAAGTCTGACTGGGGAAATACATGGCAATCCCTAACATTGGAGTAATATGTATACAGACCAAATGAGGAGAGCATTTAGATCTTTGGAGGCCCCAAAAAATTTTTCTTTGCAGATAATAGACAATGACCACTTTCTAACAGTAAAAGCAAAAGAAAAAGAGTTTATGTCTTTAGAAACTGTAGAGTTAAAAAGACAGGCTGTGGAGTACATGATTCGTGTTAAAAAGGCTCTTGAAGACAACGGAGCCATAGTCTTGTTGGTTAGAGAAGGAGGAAAAGAATTATGATCGAGTTGTTCTTAATTTTTGCACTATCCTTGTCTACTTCTTTATTTTTATATCTTTATTTAAAACAAAGAAATGTAAACACTAATATACTTGCCAATACACTTCAACTTTTATTGCATCAAGAGATGAACCACAAAGAAAATAAAACGGATAAAGATAAAGCCAATGAGGACTTTTTAAAATTTGTTTCAGATTCTCGTGATTGGGCATATCAGTACATAGAAGAGGTGCAGGCTGGACTAAAAGATTTTATTGATCAGGTCAGCCCACAACTTGACTACTACGAAAAGTATGGTGCAGCAGTTGAAGGTATGGTTGCTCCACATGACTTTGCAATAAAGAAAATATCTTTAGAGTTTAAGAAGTTAAAAACCTTGTTACCAGAAAATCATGATGAACTTTAAAACATACGAAGACCTTTCTTTTGAGCCACTGGGAGTGTGCAGTGTGATTGGCTGTGATGCCGATGGAGAAAAATTATTTAGTACTGAAACTAAAGTTTTAGATGTCTGTTTAAATCATTATACACAACTACAAAAATCGAGAGAATAGATGAAAGAAATATTACTATCACTGTCCGTAGGGCTTACCCTAGGCTTGATAATCCTATCAATAAGCGCAATATCCCCAGTTAAGATTCCAATCCCTGCTCCCCCAGTTTTTGCTGGAGTTGCTGGTATAATTGGATTATGGCTTGCTCAACCAGTTTGGACAGCCATATCAAAATTCATATCCTAGGAGGAATAAAATGAATGAACAAATCAAGGCAGTATTAGCGTCATATGGAAGATCAGTTCTTGGTGCAGCAACAGCGTTGTATGCATCTGGAGTAACAGATCCACAGACACTCGCATACTCACTACTCGGTGCACTTGTACCAGTGATTTTGAGAGCAGCAAATCCATCAGATACAGCGTTTGGCAGAATGCCATCTGTAGAAGATGTAGATGCAGCAGTTAAGTCTGCTAAGGTGGTAAAGAAGGCCGCTAAGAAGGCTCCTGCAAAGAAGTCATCAGGTGGCGGTAAGTCTCACCAAGTAAAGTAATTTTACTATAGACTAACAGGCTTGTTATTTGACAGGCCTGTTTTTCTATGCTATAATATTTATACCTGCCCAATAGGGGGGAATTAACTTATTCGCTTGAAAGGGGAATAACATGGTAAAAACAGCACTGGATCTTTTTAATGATCCATTTTTTAATACCTTCACAAATTTTCAGAAGGTAACAGCAACAACAAACTATCCACCTTACAATCAAATCAGACTAAATGATAAAGAATATATTCTTTCATTTGCTTTGGCTGGTTTTTCTAAGGATGATGTCTCAGTATCGCTTGACAATCGCAAACTTACAATCAAGGGCGAGAAGAAGGATCCTGAGTTACCAGAGGGAGCAGAGTATCTACACAAGGGCATTGCAGCCCGTAAGTTCACTGATATCTTCACCCTTCCTGAGTTTGTTGAGGTTGTTGGGGCTGAGTTTAAGGACGGCATCTTAGATATCAGACTTGAAAAGCAGATCCCAGAAGACAAACTTCCAAAAACTATTGAAATTCAGTAGTACAATAGATAACATTCCGCTATAAGACTTTAAAAGGTTTTACAACGGATGCTCCCATGAGGGGAGAGTCGGCAGGAGTTGAATCTTCGTGGCTGATAGACCTGAGCAGTCGTCTATAAACTGCTCACTATTCATCTAAACTTAATTCTTAGTTTGCCAATTATAACAAAACTTTATGATGATATGCTATATACTAATAGTATGAAATTTAAATTCATTGCTTTACCACTAGCGTTAGCCATACTTGCTAATGCTTTTTTTATTACTAACTCGTACGCCTACAACCTTAATGGTGCTGGATCTACATTTGCTGCTAATTTTATAGATAGATGCAGGGTTGATTTTGCTAAGACTACTGGAGACTCCATTGTCTATAGCCCCTCTGGTTCGGGGGCTGGGAAAAATATGTTTACTAACGGCATTACAGATTTTGCAATGTCTGATGTACCATACTCAGCAACAGAGCCAAAGCCATCCAAAGAATTTGTCTATGTTCCAATAGTTGCAGGGCCGATTGGAATAATTTATCGTTTAGATAAGTACTCAACAACAATTAAAATGAGCACAAATACCCTTGCAAAAATTTTTGCTGGAGAAATAGTAAAATGGAACGATCCTCAAATTTTAAAAGAAAACATGGTTAATGGCAAAACTCCCAAAATTCCTGCGACTGCAATTAGAGTTGCATATAGAGTCGATGGCTCTGGAACATCAGAGGTTTTTACATCTTATCTAAACTCAGTTGAACCACTTATTTGGTCAAAGCAAGGAAACAAAAACTTTTCTTCCTCATTTCCTGGATCGATAAGCAATAACCCATACATGATGAGCGCATCTGGTTCTCATGGAGTTGCTATGGTCTTAACACAAACAAATGGTTCTATTGGCTACAATGAAATATCGTATGCTAGAGGTCTTAAAACAGCATCTATACAGAACAAGGCGGGTATATATATGCAGCCAACAGTCGGTGCAGCATCAGTATTCTTAAAAGATTTTACTCCAGATTCTAATGGTGTAGTCAAGGTTAACTATAACAATCCTAATAGATTTGCATACAACATATCTACCTTTACATACGGAATAGCATCAAAACAAAAGACTGAAGCCAATAATTCAGTCAAAAAGTTCTTTAACTATATGATTGATGTTTGTGGAAAGAAAGCCAAAGACCTTGGATACTCTCCAATTTCTGGATCAATGTTAAAGTTTTCTAAGGCAAGGATCTCAGAAGTAGGGTCAAAGTAGTAGTATAATAGAAGTGTCCCACACAGGACCTTAGTGATGGATTAGTTACCCATTGGATAGAGACCG